ACTGTCGTAGTTGCTTGCGTAGTTACTGCCGCTAATGCTGTTCCTGAATTGGTAGAGCCACCGCCAATAAAGTTAAAATATCCTGCGGCTGTGTTTGTATATCCACCTACAATACTTGCACCATATCCTGAAGAAGTATGTGACGCACCCCCTCCTATAAAAGAATAAGTGTTAGTTGATTGATTGCTGTCACCACAACTAGTAATTGAAGCAAAGCCAGTTGCTGAATTATTTATTCCACCTGATATTGCCGCATAAGCCCCGCTTGCAACTCTAGCTGCGGATGCACTTCTACTTGTCTGCCAATCAACCGCATTTTGTCCTCGTGCATTACCACCTGCTGTAGTAGATGTAGTAGCTTGTGCTTGTAATGCGCCTGTTCCTGCTGGTTGTACAAATAAAGAACCATTAGACTCTAGTCCAATAGTAGATACTCCACTAAAGGATAGGGTAGGAGTTCCGTAGACTGCTGTAGTAGTTGTGGGGATGTAGGTGTTAGCGGTTGAGCCTATCTCTAGTTGTGGTGCGGCAACAGTAATAGTTTTACTTGTTCCAGTAAATGTAAGATTAGTACCATCTTCGGAAATAAAGAACTGAGAAAATGTTTGAGCGCCAGAAACAGTTATTGAGCAACGATACCATCCAGCCGCACCAGAAACTGCTGTAATTGAAAATGATGTTGGGGCGGTTCCAATGTTTGTGGAAAAACTGCCTGTTGATAAATTAAAAATAACACCTGAGTTTGGACCGCTTAAATAAACACCTATAAAATTTGCTGTTCCTGCTTTAGCATAAATACTTAAAGTAAATGTATTAGACGCATAAGAAGTTGCTTGAAAAAATGAATGTTGTACACTTACAGCAGTTCCACTATTTAATATAGCCGCTGTCGTTCCACCAAAGGGGTCAGTTTGACCGCCAGTCAAAGAACTATTTGATTGAGTCCAAGTAGTTGTTAAAGAACTAGATTGTAGAAGTAAGTTTGTACCAGTACCCCTTAACACTCCTGTCTGTCCTGTAATCGTAGTAGCGTTTACAGAGGATGCAGAGGTAGCACCTATAGTTCCATTAAGCGCACCACTAGTTGAATTTAAAGTTGTAAATGATCCTGTGTTTGGAGCTGTTCCTCCAATAGCTGGTGGGCTTGATAAATTAATATCTGATCCATCTAGCGTATCCCAAGTTAAAGTTGTTCCATCAGTTTTAATATATTTGTTTGCATTAGATCCACGAGTCTTATAAAACTCGGCTAAGGCAACCAATTCTGCTTGGCGATCTGTTAGTTTGTCATCGCGCCCACCGCCACCACCACCGCTAGTTGGCATAATGATCCACTCGCCCCAAGTGCCAGGCTCCTTCTCAAAGCGGATCATTAAACCTTTTTTCTCGTGCTTGGGCATTGGGCCAATATCGCCCTTAGATCCATCAGAGCCTCTTAGACCTTGAAAGCCACGTTCTCCGCGCTCTCCCTTATCGCCCTTGTTACCGGCATCACCTTTTTGACCAGTATCACCCTTTTGACCAGTATCACCTTTATCGCCTTTATCGCCCTTTGGGCCAGTAATGGATTTACCTGGGATACCTTGTGGCCCCATTGGGCCAGTATCCCCTTTGTCACCCTTGTTTGGCTGGACAATAATTTGACCAGCATCACCCTTCTCACCTTTAGGGCCTTGCTGACTTTTTGTCTTTTGAGCAACCTCTAATGCTCTAGCGGCTAACGCTCGCGCTACATCATCACGCATTTGGCATTACCTCTGATAGTTTGTTTACACTAAGCATATCTAAAATCTTCTTATCGGTCTCACCGCCAGTTCCAATCTCTGGATTTTGCTGTGCGGCTTGAGCTGCCATTTGTGCTGCTTGTTGCAAATTATATTGCCTTTCAGCGGAGTCAAAACGCAACTTTGTTGGGATGCCTAACTTGTCTGCAATGTAGTCTGTAATCTCGCCCATCTTCGGTGTGGCTTGACCCTCTGGGCCAAAGCCTTGAGCCATCTGTACGAACTGCATAACATTGGTTACGTCTTCCATGTTCTGAGCCATGGCCAATGGAGCAACTGGCGCTACCTTAACCTCTAGTCCATTGACACGCAAAGGCATATCGATAATGCCTCGGTCATCCATCACTTGCAGTATTTTTGCAACAAGTGGAATCATGGTCTCATTTATTAATCGACCAAATGCAGATCCAAGGTTCTGACTCAACTCCTTCATACGTTCTACAACCTCCGTTGCGGAGCGAGCAGACATATTATCCGGAGGCAAACTCTCATCTAGCAGTATGCGTTTAATGTTCCCGCGTAGGTCTCCCATGATAATTTGAGCTACGTTAAAGTCACCAGCTCGTGGCAATGGCTTTAGTGATTCGCCTTGTGGGCCACCATTACGCGCTACAGGAATGATGGCTCCTGGCACAATCTTGACTGTTGCTGGATTAAGAACTCCATCATCAGCTGCGGTATACACACCGGATATAGCTAAAGATGCATTCTTTAATACTAGCTCTAGTGTTTTATTCAATGTCTTAATATCAGGCAACGCAGTAATCAATGGGCCTCTGCCGTATATCTCACCGGCTACCTTCATATAGCGACTGACTACCCAAGGACTCTTATTGAGTCTGCGATAGACCAGCTCTTGCTTAGACTCTTTGTGGATAACGTGATAGCAAAAGTCACCACGCTTTGGATCGAATACTGTAGCCTCAATCAACTCAAAGTCTTCTGTTGGCTTTTGGTCAATCTTTTGCTGTAGGTCTGTAGGAATCTCGGCATCTTTCCATTGCTGGATAATTGCCTCACCCTTAATACGCATCCGTCTGTATACATTGTCTACCTGACCATTAGCGCCCTCTTCAAAAGCAACTAAGAACTGTGGCACAGGAATGAAGTTGATTGGGGATGTGTCATCGCCAGGCTGAACCATCATTACCGCTGTACCAACTGCTAGGTCAAGTAAGAACTCACCCATCGCAATGTCAAAGTTAGACTGCTTGAGAGTTGCAAACATTTTGTCTGCATAGATATCAAGAGCTGCGGATGCCTCTGCCTTGCGGTCTTCTGGAATATCTGGGCCAGTTTCTAATCTGCACCACTTGCGCTGTGGTGGGAATATTCCTGACTGTAGACGATTAGCAAAACGCTGAGTTGAATTAATAGCAGTAGCATCAAATACACGATTCATCTTCTTAGCACCGCCAACCTTACCATCGTAGTAGCCGTCATAAAGGTTACGTTGTGGCAGAGCAAACTCATATGCCTCATCGTATAGGTCTCTAAAATCCTCTTTCTTACGCAACGCTATGTCGTGGCGCTTGAGGATGTCCTCTGGTTTTAATCTCATCATTTCAGCCATATCAATCCTTTTTGTGTCTATTGGCAAAGTTACGCGCTGCCTCTTTGCTACCAAAGCCCCACGCTTGCAATGCTTTCTTTAATCGTGTTGGCCTACCCTTTTCATCCACTAGTGGCCCAGCCATCCCACCAAAGCGAGCAGCAAAAGATACCCTTCTTGGGTTGGTTCCACCCTTAATTGGGGCTTGTAGGTTTCCACCTTCTTTGCGCTCAAAGTGTTTACGGCCAGCCTCGTTTAGCCCACCGCTTGGGTTCTGATGTTTTTTAAGTGTCATTCGTACCACTCAATCATTAGGTGTGCTGCGTGTGCTTGCGAGTTGACATTCGTAAGACGAAACAAATAAGTAGTTAGCGGTTTTAAAACATATTCAAATGTAAACAGCTGACCTCCACCACCTTGTTTATTTGCTGGCACAAACTCTGAAAATATTTCTGTGCCTGTTGCTGTAACAGTTGGCGCTAGTACGGCAGCAGCTGCGCTTGCAGTCGTAATAACTCTATTACGTCTGTGGACTGTCATTGCTGTGCCACCGCTCGTGGTTGGTGACTCGTATGCAAAAAACTCAGCCTCTCCTGATCCACCATAATCAAAAACAGCGTGGGCAGAGTAATCCGCTGGCCACGCAATTGCTATGTTAATGCTTGCACCAGCACCTAATCCAGCAGAGTATGGAAACATCTTGTAAACGTAATATGCTCTTCCTTCATGCAACCGCAGATGGTTTACATCTACAGTCGGGAATGGTCTATCCGAACTCGCAAGAGTCTGTACGTTATCTTTATCAACGTAGCTTGGAGAAACATGGCGAGATTTAGTAGTAAGCGACTCGCGCTCAACTGTAATCGGCATTATTTCTTCTTAGGTTTCATTGCAGTCTTAGCGGCTTTAACAAATGCAGCATCAGTTGGTGCGCCAGGAGAGCCAGGCTTACGCATCTTCTCCTTAGATCCCGACTCGATCCGCTCACGTTTTTTATGGATATTGGCATAGAGGCCAGCTTTCATATTAGTACCCTCCCGCTTTACGGCCTTCAGACATAGCAATTGCTTTTGCCTGAGCTGGTGTTTTTACTTTTTGACCAGAGCTTGACTTGAGTTTTCCTTTAGAATACTCGCGCATTACTTTGGCTACTTTGGCTTGCATCTTATCGGTATCTGGCATGACTGTCCTTTATATTTTTTGAGTAGAACCGAGCGTTTCTTGCATCCCCATCTCTGCATTTAATCGTGCATCAGACAGCAGTTGACGGCCTCTGCGTTTTGAACCACGCATCTTTGCACCAGCCTCTTCTTGTGCTTGTGTGGCTTTTTCTACACCAGCAACCGGTTTTGATTGTGGCTTTGGCTCAGGAGCCTTTACAGATCCACCACCACCACCACCACCGCCTCCAAATACTCCACCCATGATTAATATCCCTTCATCTCGTTAGAGCCAAGCGTTTGGATGCCTGTCTCTGGGGTTAAACGTGTATCCGATAACAACATCCGGCTACCGCCACGAACACGCGCTCTAGCACGAGCTGCGTTTTGCTCTGCTAGTTCGCGCTTTTCTTCTTCAGCTTGCGCCCGAATGCGAGCCGTTTCTTCTTTAGTCTCATCAGCTGCTCGTTGAGCGCCACTAGTATCTGGAGATCCACCAAATAATCCACCCATTTAATACCTCGTCATTAATAAGTAATCCACCTTGTCAGGGCCATACATCCTTAAAATCGCTTCGGTCTCAAACCTTAGTGCTTTCGCATAACGTATTGCCCGAATATCGTCAGTTCTAACAGTTATTTGCAGTCTATGCAAGTGGAGATATCGGGTAGCGATATCTACAAAGGATCTGCCACATCTAAGCATGGATGCTGGGTGTTCTCTAGCTTGGTTGTCAAAGATGCTCCACATCTCGCCAACTCCACCCCAAAACAGTACAACTCCAAAGATAGCTATCGGTTTATTGCGATAGAACGCAGTAACCGCTGTGCCGAGTGTTGCTTGGCTGTATATCATAGATCTGAGGTCATAGCCCCTAGCCACAGCCAACAGCTCTGGCTGGGTAGTATCGAGCTGGTCAAAATGGTCAATCACGAATGGCAGATAGAACACCCCTCTCTTGGGATGCATCTCCTCATTCAATACCTCATAAGGTATGGTTACTTTCATCTTGAGAATATAT